GTGGTCAGCAGCATGGTCGCCGTTGTCAGCAGTTGGGGCAGGTTCGCGGTGATGCCCTGAATCACCGACATAAGCAGTTGAAGCCCGGATTGCATCAGCACGGGCAGCTGTTCCGTCACCCATGCTTGGAAGCGGGTGATATAGCCGGGCAGGGTGACGGTCAGGAATTCCGTGACCATCGTCGCCAATTGGCCGCCAAGACTTGTGTTCAACGCGCCCAGGGCAAGCACCAGTGCGCCGAGTATGGCGGCGATTCCGAAGTATCTGAGGAAGTTCGCGGGGTTGAAGAAATTCAGGAACAGATTGCCGATGCTTCCGAGTCCGGCTTGGATCGGCGCGGCCAATGTGGTGCCGAATCCCTGGAACGCCGTGCCGAACGCGCCGGTCACGGGTGTGAGGAATCCTCCCACGCGGCCGGCCAAGGCTTGGAACGGCGCGGCCATTCTGGTGCCGATGCCGCTGATGCCCTGTTGCAATGGCAGGTAGATCTTCGAGTCGAACAGGCCGACCATCGTGGTGCCAATGCCGCTGAGTCCGCTTCTGGCGCGGTTGGCCATCATGCCGAACACGCCGCCGAAGTTCGCGTCGATCAAACCCAGCGCGTTGCCCCAACGCGCACCCAAGTCCGTGAACAGGTCCCCGGCACCGGATATGACGCCCCGGATCTTGCCCATGTTGCCCGACACCAAGGAAACGAGCGCGCCGCTGCCATTACCGGCTGCGGTGAACGCGTCGAGGATCTGCGGGCCGAATTGGCCGAGCATGGTGAATCCGCCGAACGCGCCAATCAATAGGCCGACGTGCTTGGCGATGTCCTGCAAACCGATGGAACCGTCAGCCATGCCGTCTGCGAACTGTTGGATCCACGGCGTGACGATTTTCACCGCATTGGAGAGCTTGTTGCCGAGCTTGTCGGCCAACGGCTCCAACGCCGTGTTCACCTTGTCGATGGCCGGGGTGAGCACGTTGAACGTGTCACGTAAGGCGTTCAACGCCGGCGTCGCCGCCTTCTGACCCATACGGCTCAACGCCGCCCTCACGTTGGCCATCGCGCCGGAGAACGTTTCCCCGGCTGCAAGCGCGGATCCGCCGAGGTACTTGTCCAACGCGGTGGCGAACGTCTGGAAGTCCACCTTGCCCTTGGACACCATCTCCGACACATCCTGCGTGGAGACGCCCAGCTGGTCGGACAACGCCTGCAGCACGGGCACGCCACGGCTCGTGAGCTGGAGCATGTCGTCGCCCTGCAGCTTGCCGCGGGCCATCACCGACGTGAAGATCGCGCCCGCATCCGAGAAGCCCATGCCGGCGATCTGCGCCGTGTCGCCCACGGTCTTCAACACTTGGGTCAGCTGCTCGCCCGGTTTGATACCGCTGGCGACGGCGGCTGCCGCCACGGAAGCGGCCTCGTCCAATCCGTAGGCGGTGCCTTTCACGGCCAGATTCGCGTTCGCCATGATCTCGCCGATGGTCTCGGCGGAATGGCCCAGACCCTTCAATTTGGCCTGCGCGTTCTCGATGTTCAGGGCGCGGGCGAAGCCACCCTTCGCCGCCAAGGCCGTGATGCCGCCGCCGATGGTGGTGATGGCACCGAGTCCGACCTTGCCGATCTTGCCGAAGCCGGTGACGGCGCTTTTGGTCACGCCGGTGAACATGTCCGCCAGCTTGGTGCCGCCGGTTTTCGCTCCGGTGGTCAGGCCGTTGCCGAGTTGGGCTCCGAGTCTGGATCCGGCACCGGTGGCGTCGATTCCCTTGAGTTCCCTGTTGAAGGTGGAGCTGAGGTCTTTGAAGCGGGGAACGATGTCAACCCATGCTGTTGCGAGCGATGCCATCGGTGCCTCTCTTCGGTTATGCGCTTGCCGCTATTCGCGGTTGGTTCAGGTAGCTGCGCAGGGACTGCTTGTCCATGCCGACCAGATCGGTTTTGCGAACCACGTCGCGCCGGTTGGAATCGCGGTTGGATGTTCCGGGCGCTTGCACGGGCTTGGGTTTCCTGCGGCCTTTCTGGCCGTCCTTGGTTTTGGCCCACACGAGCCAGCGCAGCGAGTATTCGATGCTGCGCATCCAGAAGTCGATGGGCTTCCATGCCATCCGCTTGTCCAATGCCTTGGCGAGCGGCGTGCCGGGTTCGCTGTTGGCGGCGATCAGGTAGATGTCATGCCATGACAGCAGCGGGCATCCCAGCCATCTGAGCCGGACGCCCGCCTTGATCAGTTCGTATTCGAGTTCATCCCTATGGCTGTCGATCAGCCACAGGACGGCCCCTAGTCTTTTGGGTTCTTCGTCCAGGCTTCGATGAAATCGTTGAGCTGCTGGGGATGCAGTTTGTCGAGTTCCGTGCGGGCCTCTTCGGGGAACAGTTCGTAGAACGCTTCGATGTCGCCGTTGGTGATGCGACGCAGGTCGCCCAGGGTCAGGCCGTCGCTTGACTTGACCTGATAGCGGGTCTTGGATCCGGGGAACTGGACTTCGATGGTGTCGGTTCCGCTCGGCTGATAGTCGTTGATGATGATTGCCATGTTCGTGTCCTTTGAATGCTGGAAGCCGTGTCCGAACGGAGGGTGTCGCCCATGCCGGTGGACACGGTGAGGTTCCGGCATAGGCGGGTAATCGTGGTTACTGCTTCGCGGTTTTGGCGGTAGCCTTGGCCGTTCGCTTTGTGGTGGTCTTCGTCGCCGCCTTGGCAAGCGTCGGCACGGTTGCGTCGGTGAACGCTGCGACGCTCTTCGCGGCCGGGGTCGTGGATGCGACGTGGGCGATGTATTCATAGGCGGTGTTGCCGTCCGCATCGGGCAGCGCGTTGATGGTCGGCGTGTAGGTGATCGGATCGCCGTCGGTGTATTCCACGTCGTCGAGTTCGCCCATCTTGCCCTGTGGCACGACGATGCGCTTGACGCGGTTGTTCGTCATGGCGAACTCGAACACGAGCAGCAGCAAAGGGCCGTCCTTGCCGTTGTGCTTGACCGCGATGGTTTTCTGATTGCCTTCGCCGGTGACAGTCACGTTGTCCGGCCCGTACACGAGCGCCAACGTGTCCTCGGTGGTTTCGATCATGCCGAACTGGAAACTCTCCGCGCGGGAGGCGACTACGCTCAGCACGCGGTCTCCGCCGAAGGCGTTGATGTCGCTGGTATCGGAATCGATGGTGTTGGTGACGCCATCCTCGCTCAGATAGCCGCCGTCGCGCAGCGTGTCCGCAAGTGGTGTGGTGGCGTCGGTAGGCACGGTCGCTTGGCCGGAGATGGCCCACCACATGCCGCCCGCGTATCGTCCGCCCTCGCCATGCGGCTTGCCGACGGATACGTTCTGGGAGTCTGGAGTGCCCATAGTGTTCCTTCCTTGCCGCCTATTGGGCGGCGTCGTATTTGTGGACCGTCAGTTCGACGGTGATCTGGTATCTGGGCATGGATTCGTCCAGCGGGGAATTGATGGTGCTTTGCACATCGATGCGGGCGACGTTTGGCATCCGCCATGCCCGTTCGAGCGCGGCCTTTGTCAGGTCGGCGAGTTTCGCCGCTTGGACGCGGGATCCGGCCCAGCATTGGATGGCGAGCATCGGTGTGTCGATGAACTTGGTTTCGCCGCCGCCCACCCGTTCGATGGTGACGAACCGTTCGGGGCGTTGCGGGGGCGCGTCGAGACTGACCGGGATTCCGTCGAGTTCGGGTTGCTTGGACAGCCATTGCGCCAACTGGGTTTCGGTGTTGAGCATCAGCCGCCGCCCTGCAATGCCTTCAACAGCGTGTTGTGCTTGGCGTTCGAGCGCCTCGTATGCAAATCGGTGGTTTTGACCATGCCGTGCGCACGCGGCTTCGAGCCGGATCCGATGATCGCGTCGCCGACGTATCCCTTGGCGTTGTGCATGCCGTTGGCCGTCGAAGCCACGCGCTTGGCCTGTTGGTCGATTTCGTCGAGCACGCCGGAGGAAGTCAGCACTTCGGTCATGCCCTTGCGGTGGGTCTGTATCCTGATTCTCGCCATGCTCAGCCGTCGCTTCTCGTCACGGGGACAGTCATGTTCCATTCGGTCGGAGTCATGCCGCCATCCACGGGGAACGGATCTCCAACCACCTTGTATTCATGGCCGCGCACGACGATGGTCTGTCCTCGCAGCGCATCGCCCTTGTACTCGCGTGGAA